CGCGTATGCGTCAGGGCATCGTTGCTCCCGGTGCGTGAGTAGCGTGACTAATCTAATCACTCAGAACAGGAGTAAATGACAATGGCTCTGAGTATTCCTTTCCTTCCCCCAGTGGGGAAACCCGGCGAGCCTCTTCCAATGCCGGTAGTTTATTTTGATGACTTTGTCACAGGCGGATTTGAGGCGGCGTCTGCTAATACATTTTCAGCAGCAGCAGACACGGCTGACTGGCTTGTCACCCGCGAGGGTGCAAGTGATGGGACCATTGTTATGGTAGATGGCGGTGGTAATGGCGAAGTCGCTGTTACTACTGGATCAACTGATAACGATAGCATGGACGCCCAGGTCAACGGTGAAGCCTTTAAGATTGCTTCGGGCAAGACCCTTAGTTGGGAAATGCGTTTCAAAGTTGAAGACATCACACTGACAGATTGGTTTGTTGGCATGGCAGCAACAGACACAACCATTATTGATGGCACACCCGATTACATTGGGTTTGGCAATACTGACAATGGTGCTGATATTCGTGCTGTAAATGGCAAGAATCAAACAGCGGGTGCTGTTGCCGGTTCATCGGCCCCTTCGGGTGGTAGCCTTACTGACACTGGTGTTGATTTGGTAAATGACACCTACGTCGTTGTTCGGTTTGAAGTCACAGAAACCTCCAAGGTTCGTTTCTATGTAAACGGCAACCTTAAAGCTACTCATACTTCAAACTTGCCTGATGATGTCGGCCTTACGCCGACGTTTGCAATTCAATGTGCTTCAGGCGCGGCTGAAAAGATGACTATTGATTACATCTTGGCTGTAATTGACCGCTGATTCCCCTTCTTCCTCCCTGCGGTCTTCGGGCCGCAGGGGGGTATCCCTAGCGTGGCGAGTGGGTCCACGCGAATTACACCCACAGGCATAAGGAGTAAACCATGCCGAGTCCAAATAGAACGCGAGAAATCGCACGACAAGAATCAGGACATTACCGCGTAGTCGCCACATCTGGTGATCTTACGCTGACCGACAACGACGGCGGAACATACTTTACAGTTACACAAGCCTCCGAATACGACATTACCCTACCTGCCATTGCATCATCACGAAAAGGCTGGTGGGCAGACTTTACGTTGATTACCGCCGGGGCCAACGATGTTGATGTCGTTGCTGTTACTGCCGATGAGGACAAAATCTTCATACTGGAAAACTCAGACACGGCGACAAACAATGCTTCTGACGCGGCTGACAAGGTCACGTTTGATGCGAGCAACGCCGGAGTAGGTGACTACTTGCACATCTGGCACGACGGTAATAACTGGTACGCCCGACAGTCATCTGTTGCTGATGCAGGTGCTGAACATTCTGGCTGATAACCCATGCCCTCTATTTACTCTTCTAATCGCGCACTACGAGACCCAAACGTACCAAAGGGACGGCCTATCAAGGTCATCACTTCAAGTGCGTCGGTCACGCCACGAGACAGCGGAGCCGTTGTAATCTGCAATGGTGCTGACCTCGTGGTCACGCTGCCCATTACCCAGGAGGGTTTGTGGTTTACCATCGTCACGGCGGTGGCAAGCAGCGGTACAGGGACCAGTGTGTCTCCGTACTCCACAGACAAGATCCAGGGTCTTGGAATCATCTCACCTACAGACAACAAGGACTTCATCAACAGCGGCGCATCTGACGCGGCTGGAGATTTCCTGACAGTTGTGGGAGATGGCTCAGATGGTTGGTGGGTCGCGGATAGTCGAGGAACGTGGGCAAGAGAATCGTAACCCTTCCCATCTTCCTGTCTGCTAACGCAGGCGGGAAGACTTCCCCTTTTACTTGGAGCTTTATTGATATGCCAAACGTATCCCTTTACGCCAAGTTCTCCTATACGGATGGACGAAGCAACACATACACCGATGGTTCTACCACGACGGCGATGACCATCGCAGCCAGCACTGACGAGGTCTTCGACCGAACGTACAGCGTTGGAGCCACAACACTCAAAGAGGTATGGTCTGACGCCCTGATGGCGGACTTTGATTTCCTTTGGATTGAATCGAATGTTGATGCAGAGATCCAACTCGTTTGTAGCGAGGACGGAACTCTTGCAGGCAACAACATTCAGAACGGTTGGGTCGTCAAGCTCACCGCTGGCAAGCCCTTCTTCCTGTGTAACGACGACGCTCGAAACATGGGCAACATGGACTCTGGTTTTGGTGAGTCTAATTACGGAGCCGAAATTGACACATGGGAGACCAACTGGGTTGCTGACACAATCGATAGGATCGAGTTCTACGCCAGCGACGCTGCTCTAGTGCGTGTATTTGCGGTGACCTGATGGCACTTAAACTATCTGACTTAAAAAAACACGTTCAGCATGTACTGGGCGGAACGCCGTCTGAACAAATTGGTGAAGTAAACGTCATCAATCAAGCAGGCAGGCAGATGTTTTCACATGCCTGGAAATTCCGCGAACGTCCTTCGGTGGAGCTTTCATTCAACAGTGAAGAAACATTTGTAACACTGCCGGGCAATCTTGGAACCATCTCATCTGTCAGGATGAAGGATGGCCTGAATGACAGCATTGAGTTGGCCTCATTTGATTACGTTCTGAAGATCAGAAACGGATCTATTTCTACGGGCGCACATTACTACGCTGCTGTTGTCTGGCCTGACATCTACGACGGTGATGGTGACCGGCAATACCCGAGGCTGGAACTCGCACCTACACCATCGGCATCAGACACAATCACCCTGGCGTATCGTGTCGGGTGGGAAGACCTGAAAAACGATGACGACGTTGCTCAGGTTCCTGCGTTTGCGGAGACCACTTTGATTCTGTATGTCCGAGCATTTGCTCAGGGCTACGAAGAAGAAGGTTTGGTGCAGCGTGTGGCCGAGGTTGAGGCGTCGCCCATGTTTCAACGCGCCTTGATTCAAGATGGCATGATTCAACCTTCGTATGGCCCTATTCGTGGTGGCATGGTAGGACGAGCAAGAGACGAAGGACGACTGCCTTTCAATGCTATTGAAAATCCCTCATGAAATTTGCTAATCGCACAACCATAAAAGACGCCATTGCCCCTGGGGCTTCTGTTACATCGAAGTCCATTACGGGGTACTCGTCTTCAACACTAAGCTCACGACGCAACACAAAGCAGCGGCGGTTTGCCGGAGCCATTGCGTGCATCAAAAGTGGCGCACAAGGAACCTACACAATCAAGTTGGTGTTTGTTTCAGGCAAAGGCGTTGAGTACCAGTTGGACGAAGTCATTCTTACCGCTGGCGAATCTGCTACCTGGAGCGACGAAGAATATGGTCTTGACCTGGATTCGGGCGACACGGTCAAACTAGAGTTTTCCGGTGCAAACACTACTAGCACAGATCGTGTGTATTTGATCTTGAAACAGAAGGACTATGTTTGATGGCACAGTCTCCCAAACAGAATGTTCAACTGCCGTTTCCTGTCAACGGTGTATTTGAATCCAGACCCTACGATCAGCAGCCAGATCGCACAACAACAGACGCGAAAAATGTCTTGGCGTTTGACGTAAGCGAAGACAAGCAACGCGGCGGTCGCAGGCCGGGCCTTAAGAAGATTACGCCAGCAACAGAGGCAACTACTGACAGATTTGCGGGGAAGGTGCAGTTGTTAGATTTGGCAACTGTTTCCGGCAACGCATCTACAGGATTTCCAACTGGCGTAGAAACCTACGACAATAGCGAAGAAGATTCGCCGTTCATTCCGGCTGGCACACCCGCTAACCTGACCAAGTTGGCAAAAGATCCCAACCAGGATGGTGTTGAAGACGACCTAGTTGGCGCAGAATCTCCGGTCGTTGCGTCTGTAGCAGAGGGGCATCCAATACCTGTGCCGTTGTTCGAGGTAACCAGTTTGGTTCCCAAGCCAACGTCTGCGGGGTGGGATGACAACAAGTTTATTACAACTGCAACTGGTGCAACTAGCGAGTGGAATCCAACAAAGGAATCAATGATTCCAAGCGGCTCAAACATTGGGACCAGCAATCTTTGGCACATCAAAACATTCGCAGGGAAAGACGGGTGTTTTTATCCAAAGGCTCCGTTTGATTTGACGGGCAACGGCGAAGACCATACTGGTGGTTTTTGGGAAGACCGTAAAACTGCTCAGACGGTTCCACATAGATTTATAGAAAGCATGAAGGATGGTGAAAACTATCCGTACAACTTGTTTGGTGGTGGAGACACAAACAGTCCAACTACTGGAACCTATGTGTCATCCATGTTGTTTCCGTACCAAAGCGTGGACGAAAACGCTTTCGATTCAGGCAATGGAAAATCTTGGTCAATGTCGGCCAACATTAGAACTTGCGCGGAAGACAAACTAGACCAAACAACAAACAATGATTGGCCCGGCCCAGTTGTGCAGTGGAGATACACGCAGCCCCAGAGTTACTCTGGGCCTGATGGTGGAACAGATTCGTTCAAGTTAGGCATGTGCTGGGACGCAAGATCGAGATACTTGTACGGCTTTGCCTTCAGAACCAAGGCCAGTGTTTCTTACAGCGATTCAACGATCACGGCTACAGATGACGAGCAACTGTTGTTTGTTGGTTTTTACCAATCAAGCATAAGCACGAAGCCGCAAGTTGTAATTAGTTCTTTGAGTAATGCGTCAGCAGAAAACATCACGCTCAACAACACAAAAGAACTAAAACTACCAACCAGCGATACGTTTGATTTGGAATGGGCGTCCTGGTACAACATCGAAGCAAGATTCGACGGTACCAACATAAGTGTGTATCTAGATGACACACGCCTGGAAACAGAAGACAGTAAAAGCAAATTTGACGTAAGCGACATTGTTCTTGGCGAATACACCGGCGAAACAATGGACACCATGCGAGCCAGAAGTGGCCTTGTTTTTTGGCGAGAAAGAACGTGCCAGCCATTCAATGTTCGGGTAAGACCAAATCCAAACACAGGACATACGGGGGATAAAACTTTATTTGGATTTGGAATTACGGGAGCCGTGGGCGATAGTTCTTATTCTTCTGTCGCTTGGGCGGATATTGACAAGTTGGGGGAATACGCCCCAATAGGCAGATACAAATACACGACTGGAAGTCAATTTGTGGGTAGTTACGCTCAAAGTTATGGAAACAGTACAGACTACGGGGGCAAGCCATATTTGCAGCATCAAGTAAAATTTGAGATGCAACCTGGTAATGATACTACACAAAGACAGCAATGTCGAGTGTTTGGGTCAGCAAATATAACTAGTTCAGGCCCAGGCAATTTAGGCAGTCTTAAATACTTCGATGACGATATTACTTGGAGCCTTGGCGACGTTGGTTCATATCACAGTAGCTACAACAATGGCGACAATAATCGGGACAACGGTGAGTGGTGGACTTCAACTCAAATGAACGGCGTTTCTCAGGCTGATGCCACAGGATTAGTTGAACTTAACACAGCAGCAAAGTTGTTTTTTCACGCGGATCACGGTGGCAGTTGGATACGCGATTGGAACGAGCCTTTCTTTCATGATGTGCAGTGGAGAATACTTGACGTTGTTTCTGAACCAGATCGGGTAGTTGTCGGTGTTGGCAACGGCGAAGTAAAGGTGTCGAGCAACGGGGCCGAAAGTTTTAGTCCGGCTGATCAAAAAATTGAAGAGGGCGACAACGGGGATCGTAGTGTCGTGTTTCAACCAGGAACCAGAATTTCTGGCGTTGAGTTCTACAGCAACTACTACATGACAGACGGCACAAAGTACGGCGTGCTGAACACCACGACTCGTGAACTGCAAGACTGGTCAAGGTTGACAGCGGCTACCGAAACTGACGATGACAACGAAACTATTGGGAACTACAGCATTCCAGGTGGACCTAACTTCGACACCGACACCCTGAAGTGCAACTTGATTGCCCAGCACATGGGCCGTCTTGTGCTTGCGGGTCTGCCCAGTTTTCCCAACAACTGGTTTATGTCGGCAATGTACACAGACGAAATTAGTCATGGGGAAGGGCCAAACAACTGGGATGTGGGAGACCAAACCGATTCTGGTACTGGGCCTGTTGCTGGTACTTCTACATCGTTGGCAGAGATTGGCGATCCGATTCGAGCCATGTTCAATTTCCGAGAGGACAGCCTGATCTTTGGCTGTCGTGACAGCATATATGTGCTGAGTGGAGATCCAGGCATACCAGAATCAGGATCGTCGATGGTTGCGATCTCACGAGACATCGGAATTGTTGGACCTGATGCGTGGGCCTACGGACCAAATCGAAGTCTGTATTTCTTCGGATCAAATGGCCTGTACTCTCTTGGACCAAACGAGTTCAACGTCAATCAGGCTAATCGTGTATCGGTTGGCCGACTTGATCGAGAGTTCAGTTCTATTGACATTTCCAAGTACAACGTGCGACTGATCTACGATTACTTCCTGTATGGTCTCCACGTTTTCATGTCAGCCAACACGGAACCTACCGGAGCAGTCCGGCACTACTTCTACGATCTAAGGTCGCAGGCGTTGTGGCCTATGGAGTACCCAGCAGCGCACGGCCCATCGGCGTCGGTGTATTATTCAAACGCAGATCCAGAACGTCGGCGGGTGTTGCTCGGCGGCTTCGACGGACACGTTCGCCACTTCAGTCAATACGCAAAGAACGACGATGGCGTGGCAATCGACGACTATGTGTGGATCGGCCCGTTTGCTATGGACACAATTACCGAGTCCAAACTTTCAAGGATTGCTTCGGTCCTGGACAACACCTCGTCAGTCGTGGGGTGGTCAATTCATGCAGGCGACACGGTAGAAGAGGCGAAGGGGTCTGATCCTGTTGCTACGGGGTCATGGAATTCAGGCCGAAACTTGTGGCAGTACACAAGGTGTCGAGGCCAAAGCATATTTGTAAAACTGTACACCGACGAGCCAGCGGAGGGTCTGTTGCCCTGGTCTCTTGAAAGTATTACCGCGACGTTAGCCGTCGCAGGCAGCGTTCGTGAAAGGAACTAGGCAATGGGTTTTTTCAGCCAACAAATAACAGAACCAAACTACTGGCATTACGCATATCCGCATCAGGCTCAGATTCAGCAGGCGCAATTTGAAGGCCAAATTGGAGCGTACACCCAATACATGAACTCACTGTGGAAGCAGTGGGGCGACTACGCAAGTGTTGTAAGTCAAACCACAAAGGGACTGCAAGATTCGTTTGACAGCACGTTTGGTGCGGGCGGTTCTTACGCGGTATTTGATGACGCTCCATACAAAGCGGCAATCGACGAGGCGTACAGCACACAGAAGGCAAATTTGCGTCGCACGTACGACGAACAAACAGAAAACCTTGCCGAAGAAACCACAGAAACAAAGAAGCGAACGGATGCAGATTTAGGTTTTCGTGGGCTAGGAAACACGACAACACGACAACAACTAGATCGCAAGATTCAAACAGAATCAGACAAAATTCAGGCAAAGTATGACGAAGCGTATTCTGCACAACAACAAAATATCAATGCTCAGAGAACAGAGTGGTTGTCGGATCTTAGTCAACAGAAGCAGGCTTGGAACGCCGAACGGGCGTTGCAAAAGAAACAAGCCGAAGACCAGTTGCTGTCGCTAACGTCTGGACTACAACAAAATCTTCTGTATGCACAGCCACTGCAACTGAACCCCGGCCCACAGTTACAGGGAGACTACCTGTCAAATCTTGTCAACATGGCCCAACAAGCGCAGAACAAGGACATAGTTGTCGGTGAAGAAGGCGGTTGGGGTGGACTCGCTCTGACAGGCTTGGGTGCTGGCATAGGTGCGTTGTTTGGACCCACTGGCATGATGGTGGGTGCGGGGCTTGGCGGAGCGTTGGGCGGTGGCTTGGAAACTGCGTTTGGCGCACCGGGCTATCAGCAGCAAGGCATGCAATCAATGATAAGCGGGCTGGGTACTGCTGCTATGGCTGGCTTTAGCCCATACGCTAAGTGGAGTTGGGGGTCACCATCAACCGCCGCTACAACTAGCAGTGTCTTAGGTGGTGGCGACAACCCATTCATGTATATGTACGGGGGGCCACGAATGTCTTCGGTTCCCGGTGCATACTCAGACATGAATGTGAAAATTTAAAACTACGAGAAAACTGATGTCACAAGCACCTATAGATCCGTTGGCCCTGACCAAACTTGCAATGTCGCAAGGAGAGATTCAACACCGTCGCACGATGGAAATGTTGGACCGCGACTTTGCCGAACGTCAGTTCGCCTACAAGAAACAAATGAACGACAGGGCCAGGAATGATCGTTTGTACGATAGATTCCAAGGTCAGATAAATGCAGATTTCGTAAAGCGATTTTCGGAATCAATGGGCGAGATGACGTTTGGTGCAATGAACGCAGACGTTCGCGCACAAAGGGCGTTGAACACTCCGCCACTGTTTGTCTTTGACAACACTGACATGATTCCAAACCCGCAAGCAGATCAAATTCTTGCAGGAGCGGGACCGGGTTCTGTAAATACACCACCTGGCATGGTTCCACAATCGGCAACTCAGCGTGCTGCTCCACCACCCGCTGACCCTAATAGTGCAGCACCTGCCGACAAAGGCGAGCCGGTAGCCAAGTCAGTTACTCCTGAAAAGCCAAAGCCAGGAGAGGCGACGACCACGCCAGCACAAACTCCCCAGCAAGTAAACGTACAGCGTGTTCGATCTGCTGGATCGTCTATGGCTGGCCCAGGGCAAGGCGGCGGTCCAAACATGATGGGCATGCGTTCAACCATCAACGCAGTCCATGTAGATCCTGTTACGGGTCAAATGTTTGGCAACGTCCGTGGACACATGGTTCCAATGGATGACCGTGCGTGGGGAATGTTGCAGGATTGGCAGCGTAATCAAATCAACGCCTACTCTGCACAAACAAGACGAATGAATGCGTCTTCGTACCGTTCTTCGGTAAACGCGCAAGACGAGTTGCTTCGTTCGCTGGTTGGCAACTCTAATCACGGCAAGGTACGGGAAATTGTTGGAGCGTTTCCTGGCATGCCCGCTACGGTCGTTGATTCTCTTCAAAGAGCAGGAAGCACGTTTGTAAACGACCCCAAGCAGTTTGATCGACATGCTGGAGAAATTGTTTCGGCGTTGCAATCCGGCGACATGGAGGCGTTACAGTCAGCCCTGTATGAGCTTGAGTCAGACATATACGACGAAAAGACCCAGCCTATTCGTGATCAAATAAAAGACATTGATCGAAACATTGCCGCAACGCGAGACGCAAAGGAACGTCAAATTTTGCGTGAGCAACGTCGAGGTGCAGTCAAAGAATTGCACAGGTATCCTCCTCCGAACAAAGATTACAAGTTTTCTCTTGGTGACATAAATGACTTCACCGAACCAAGCAATCCCACAGAAGCAAACACCGGAATTGCGGTTGATGTTGTTGCATCCAACAACAACATGCACATGATGAAATTGTTAGAAGGCATTAGGCAAGAGTGGAGCAACGACAAAAACACTCAGGAAGAAATGCCCTTGACGTTTGAACTCTTGGATGCTCTTACTCAAGCAGCATTGGAGAGCGGGGTAAACGTAGAAGACACCAGCGTTTCAGAAATGCTTACTATCATTGGCCGCGCTGCTGGACTTGACCAAACAAACGGCAACATTTCCGTGACCGTCAACACCCCTTCATATCCAGCAGAAACAAGCGGACCCACAGACTTGGTTCCAGTTGACTCCGAGCGTTTGAAACGCGAATACTTGGATACTTTGATGCCCAACCAGATTCCCAACAAAGAGGGCTGGGAAAGTTTTCTAATGTCTCGCGGAATAGACCCTAATCGTTTTTGAATCTAAGTTGAGTTACTGACAATGAATCCTCAAGACCTTTCGTTCGAAGCGGTATTCAACAACAAACCAGCAGCAAACGACAACGTAGACTTGTCGTTTGAATCTGTGTTCGGCACAAGTGATCCGCAGCAAAGTCAGGCAAATATGTCGTGGCTTCAAATGTACGAAAGCCTGACTCCCGAAGACGTAGAGTCTGACCCTGACCGAGCAAAGTTGTTTCAAACCAGGGCGATTGGCGAAAGTGTCTTGGACTATGCAAAGGACTGGGTACGTTCTGGCAAAGAGTTGGAAGAGTTTGACGAAGAGTATTTGCACTCGATGTTGAACGACGAGTTCAAAGAGAAGTACGTTGATCCTGAAGAGTGGAACACCTACGACCGCCTTCGCAGCACGCTCATATCAAAGCAGGACATCAAGCGTGAAGAAGGCATGTTTGGCGGAATAGACTTTTACGGCAGCGAAGATATCGTTGGTGAAGTAGCGGATGTAGGGCGATCGGCAATTAGTGGTTTAACAACAGCAGTTACTGGTACGGTCAGTGCGTTGGGGCGAGCTTATCGGTGGTATGCCTCAGAAGACGCGCCTCCAATGGGAATTCTTGACCCTATCAGTGCTTTTAAATGGGCGAAGAAAGTATTTGGCGACGACGACCCTGCTGTACAAAAAGTACAAGCCGCGCTTGATGCTGCTGGCAAAGGTGTGGAAAGTGCTGCGGTTTCGGTGTCAGACGTTATTGACGAAACGCTACTGCCTTACCTTGAAAATGATTTGTTACGCAATCGAGTTGCTGAAATAAATCAAGAACTCAGTGATCCAAGGACGTGGATACAAAGCACCGCAAAGGGTGCAGGGCAAATGGTTCCTATCCTGGCTGCTGCTGCTTTGACAGGCGGAGCAGGCGCAATGGCGTTTGGATTTGGCATGGGGGCAGATCAAATTTATGACGGTGTTCGTGATGTTTTAAACAAAGATCCGAACTTGTCAGAAGAAGAAAAAGACCGCATTGCTCGTGACTACGCAGTGAAGGGCGGAGCGGTGAGTGCGGCGTTGGAAACTATTGGTGCGTTGAAAATTCTGGGAACCGGCGGCAAGGGCTTGTCGGCGGTTGATTATTTCCGAGATGTATTGTCAGCATCGGTTGCGGAGGGCTTGACAGAAGCAGCGCAGACATCGTTGGAACAGACTCTCAACTTTATGGCTGACCCAACAATTCCAACAAAGACACGAGGCGATATTGCAAAGAAGTTCCTGGAAAACCTTGCAACGTCTGAGACAGCACTGGCCGCTGGCACAGGTGCAATCGTTGGTGGTGGGTTTGCGGCTGGTGTCGGTGGCGCAAAGAAAATTAAAGAGGATCGTTTGGCTTCTCGAATGATTGAGGGCTATTCCCGAGAGCGAGACGCCAAGCCTGAGACAGAAACCGAGACGATAGAAGATCCTGCAACCCTTACTGTTGACGGCCAGAAATACATACGAGAAGAAGCGACAGGCAACTACATTCCAGCAACACCTGAAAACGTAAGTCGTGAAACCGAACTAGCGTTGGAGCGTGCCGAGCAAACCATTGCCGAACGAAGGGCGTCCGAAGAACAGTTTATTGAAGACACCGGAGAACGGATTGTCGTAGTCAAAGACGGCGAGATCATTGAGGAGTTTGATCCAGAAGCAACACCAGAAGTTTCTGAGTTTGCTCCTGAAGGCACACTGTTACAAGATCCAGTTGATGCGGCGTTTGATCAGGCTAACCGACTTGCAGAAACTACAGGCGGATCTGTCGAGTTTCTTAGTGATTATCAATCAGGCTTGAGAGAAGAAGAAGCTCAACAACTACGAGAACAGGCCAAGGCTGGCCCTGACGCAATCGAGTTTACGCCAGAACAGCAGCAGCAAATAGATGTAATTGAGCAACGCGAGAGTGCTGTCAATGCGATAGTGGATGCAGCCAACGCTCGCACGCCAGGGACGACCCATCAATCCAGAATCCTTGCCGGACGCGAGATGAGTCCGTTTGCCAAGAAGCTCCGGGCAATGGGAAGGCGGGTTGGTCTTGACGTTGTTATCACTCAAACAGAAGCAACGCGAGACGGCGAGCAGGTCGAATCAACCTTTACTGGGGTGCTTGATCCCAATGACTCTCGCCGGATTATTCTTGACGATCAGGCGTTGGACGGTGAGCAACAGTCACAGCGAGCAATGTTGTCTGTGATGGGTCACGAGTTCTTCCATAGCCTGGAGAAAGAAAGCCCTGAGTTGGTAGACGCTCTTATGGCGACGATGCCGTCAGGGTTCCGGTCAGCGTTGCAGCAGTATCGCGCAACTGGAATGCTGGGCCTCAACCCCACTCAGCAGCAGCAGGTATCTGAGGGCTTTGCTCAGTTGCTTGAGAACACGTTGCTTGGCCTGGGAACCGAATCACTGCTCAACAAGGATGTCAGCAGGGTTCAACAAATCAAAGACTTTATTCGTCGCATGCTCACAAGGTTGGGACTGTCCGGCCAGTACGGCAGGGATGTCCTCAACATCGTCGAGCAGTTGACCGGCGGGAAGACCCTTGATGAGCTAGAGATCAGCCCACGTCAGCAGCGACGAGGAGAGCGTCTGAGAGAGCGTGCGGCTCGACGAGGGCCAACACAGCCGGAGACAGCCGCAGCCCCTGAGACGGTCGTGACAGAGCCAAAGAAGGAGGCTACCCAGTTCGCCGCTGCTCCCCCTGTTCAGTCACCCGAGTTCCGCCGTTGGTTTAAGAACTCAGAAATAGTTAATGAGAAGGGTGAACCCCGACTAGCGTTTCATGGCACTAAAAAAGAGTTTTCAGAGTTTAGGCCCAGATTTGATAACGGCTTAATGTTCTTTACTTACGACTCTCAGTTTGCTTCCGATTGGATGCGTGGTGCTGGTGGGCCTCGTCAGCCATCGGATGAAGTTATTGCAAAAGCCGAAGAAATGAGGGTGTACGAAGAACAGTTGTTTGACGAGTTGGGCATTAGAGATATTGATCCCAACAGCGATGCGGGGCTTGAGGCATTTGTTCGAATACAGCAATCAATTAGAGATCGCATGGTAGAGCGGTTTGGATTTAAGTCATACGGCGTATACGAAGACGTAGGCGGCACTCGTGTGATGCCTGTTTACTTGTCGGTGCAGAAATTGTTTGACCCACGCAAACATTGGAATTTAGTTGATCTTAGATCAAACAGTGAGCAGTATGTTGAAGCAGCAAAGCGTGGTAATTGGCTTGTGTATGAACACAAAGACATTGTTGACCAAATCAAAGCGTTGGGATTTGATGGAATGCTTTTGTCTGAGTCCGCTCTTGAAGACTCTCCGCTTGATACAGTCGCAGTCTTCGACTCCACCCAAGTAAAGTCAGCCACCGCTAACGTTGGAACCTACGATCCAGGTGACCCTGACATAAGGTTCGCCGCTGCTCGTAGTAATCCTTTGGTTGGAATGTCAGAATCTGAATTTAGAAGAACCTATTCACAGCACATTGATTTACGACACCGAAAGTACGGGGGGGGAGTAGAACGTATTCCAATTGTTCAAGAGCAGGGGTGGAAACCAGGGTTTGGGGTAAACACCCTACCAATCTCAATGGGAACACCGCCATTAAACGTAATAGAAGAGCATTTTAACCCTCGTATTGGTGATGTGGTTTACTTAGTCCCAAACAGTTGGGTCAGCAAGGGGGTGAACGGGTGGACTGTCAAGGCTGGTTGGAAACCGAAAGACTATGAAGTCTTGGTAATAAATCAGGACAACCCAAATATCTACGAAATCGCAACTTCTCTACCAAGCACCCAGGAGCGGGGCGACATCCAGTTCGCCGCTGCTCCTTCCGTCAAGTCACCTGAGTTCCGCCGATGGTTTAAGAACTCCAGGGTGGTAGATGATCAGGGTGAACCGCTAGTTGTTTACCACGGGACAGCAGGCGAAGACTTTTCAGTCTTTCAACTAGGGTTGTTTCCAGGAAATGAACAATATGGTCCTGGTCATTACTTTGCAAGAAATCCGAGTTTAGCAGGTGGTTATACTGCAAAGACAGATGAGGTAACAGGAAGACAAGACCGCACTGGTGGTCGTGTGTACCCAGCCTACATTAGTTTGCAAAACCCCTATGTCGTTGACATGGCTCCTGAATACACAAGTGTATCTGGTCAAACTGTAACAGTTCAACAAACTTTATCTGACATTGAATACCCGTCTTTGTCAGCAGACCAAGTACGGTTAATTGTAGAGAATATGCCTGACAAATCACCAGACGGTCCTTTAAGTAATTGGGGTGATGTTAACTACGAAGGCTATGAAGGAGTTGTTTCAAGTGTCGTAGATGCTTATGCAGACAACCCAAACGCATTCTTGCAAATGGGAAATGATTTGTTTCCTGATTCGCCAAATGAGTATTTGAAGGCGTTTACTTCGGCTACTGGATACGACGGCATTGTTGTTAGAGATGTTGATGCAAGAGGCAAGCCCGGCAAGCCAGTTGACAATCTAATTGTTGTCGCCTTTAACTCCACCCAAATCAAGTCAGCCACTGCCAACGTCGGAGCCTTCGGTCAGCGTCCTGTTACAGAAGCCGAAGCAGCCCAGCGAGGCATGACGGTTGAGGAAGCAGCGGAAGCCCAGGAGCGGGGAGACATTCAATTCGCCGCCCGCCCAACCGACGAACGTCAACTAGGTGTCTTCTATTCGCAACTTGGTCGCGTTATGCGTGGGGCCAAACAGCGTAAGTGGGATGCTGGTGCGCTTCGTGCTTACCTGGTCAAGAACGGTGTCAAGCAAGAAGAGATGTATTGGACGGGTATGGAGGACTACCTGAAGGAAAACCCGAGGGTTGATCTCGACGAGGCGATGGACGCCATCGGCGGCGTGCAGTTGGAAGAGAGGTTACGGGCAGGTAGAGATGAAGAAATAGAGATAGATGTAATTATTGACGCTGGCACACTAGACGATGCTGGAGAAATAAGACACGAAGCGCGTGGGGTTACAAGCAACAGAGACGAACGCTTTTACGAAATATTTCACGAC